AATTATTACGCGAAACTAGGCTGGACGAAAGTATGCGACCCAGTCGCACACGCAGTGGCACACTGGAAATAGCCATCACTGGTTATGTTCAGGGTGTAGAAATCGATCAGCGCCGCAACACCCTGATCGAAGCCATTGAAGATCGCCTAGAGCAGGATCGAAAGCGGGATAATTACAGTAAGAATGCACGAATTACCGGCATTGAACTACAACCAACCATACCACCTTATGGTCAGTTTGTAATGAGCTATGAAGTTTTTTATACATATACAAGAGGGGAAAGTTAAACTATGATAGACACCACAGGCAAAATAGCAATGCATAATGGTGGCGGAATTCGCTGGGTAGCACCCAGTGAGGTCGCTAGTTGGGAACAGGCAGGTTATGTGCGTGCACCTGATCAGGCTGATGCCCCAGTAGCTGCCATACTACGACCACCTAAGACTGGCAGTAAAACCACACAGGAGACAGAATAATGGCAACATTTACAGGGCAAGACGGCGCACTTTTTATCCAAGGCGTCGCAGTTGCTGAAGTCCGTAGCTTCAGCATTGACATGACCAATAACACAGTGGAAAGAACTGTGATGGGTGATGACTGGAAATCACACTACTCAACACAAAAAGAGTGGTCAGGCAGCGCAGATATTTACTATAACCAAGTAAGTGGCGGCACCACTGCTAATGTATCCGGTATCAGCAGCATCACAGTGGGCAACAGTGCTGCATTTATTGGCTATCCAGCTGGCAATAGTGCCACTTCAGGATATCCAAAAATCGCCGGTAGTATTATTGTTACCGGCTTAAGTGTTAGCACCAGCCTAGACGGTATGGTAGAAGGCACCATTAGCTTTACTGGCAATGGCGCAATGACACTTACCGATGCAACAGGTAGCTAATCAGTGATCCGGGTTCTGATAGATACGCAATCTTTACCTGGATTACAACAGGAACTGGGGGCATTTACTGAACAGGTAATGCGTGAGTTCCAGACTGCAGCACGAGCTCTTACCCCAGTTCGTTCTGGTGCTGCCCGAGCCGCCTGGCAATCACAAGGCCGTGGCCTGAAAACAACCATAATAAATGCACGACCCTATATTCGGCAGCTTGATCAGGGTAGTAGTCGTCAAGCACCACGGGGTATTGTGCAACCCGCAATTAATCAAATAGCTAGAAGGTATTAACAATGACAAACTCAGTATTACAGAAAGCAACCGAACATTTTAGAAGTAGACTGGATGGCAGTTTACGCAGCATCGCGGTGCCAGAATGGAACACCACTGTGTATTACTATCCAACCAGCACTCTTAAAGACGAAAGCACCATATTAAAATTACAGCAAGAAGGCAAGACAGTGGATGCCTTGGTGCAGAGCCTAATTGTTAAAGCTCGCACTGCGGAAGGCCATCGTATGTTCAGTGCTGCAGATCGCATAACACTGTTGAATGAAGTTGACCCACAGATTGTTATACGCATTGCCTCAGCACTAAATGGTGTGGATACAGATTCAGTTGAGGACATAGAAAAAAACTAAAACAGGATAGTGACATTTACTTTCTAATGCAGGTCTGTCGTGAAATCGGAATTACATTAGAGCAAGGAATGAATCTATCCCAATTCGAATTAAAATGCTGGGCTGCTTTTTTCCGTATAGAGCAGGAAAGAAATAAGGAACTCTTAAAAAATGGCCGACACCGCAACAATTAAAGTCCGTGCTGATACCACACAGGCAGAACGAGCACTGGGTAATTTACAAACAGCACTGGCTGCCGTTGTTACAGTAGGCACCGCTCGAGCTCTGGCCAGTATAGCAGATGTCAGCACCACACTAACCAATAGACTTAACCAGGTCGCTGTGGCACAGGGCGATGTAGCTGGCACCCTTCGCAGTATCACACAAATAGCTAACACAGCACGAACTCCACTGGCCGATACCGGTCAACTATATTTTACCATTGCTCGTAGTGCCCGAGATCTAGGTGTAAACAATGAACAAGCTCTACGCACCACAGAATTAATCAGCAAAAGTTTAAGTGCCAGTGGCACCAGTGCACAAGCAGCCAGTGGTGCCCTAGTGCAATTGGGACAGGCACTAGCACAGGATTCAGTTCGCGGCGATGAACTAAACAGTATCCTGGAAGGCATGCCAGATCTGGCTATTGCTATAGCTAATAGATTCGGTGTCACAGTTGGTGCATTAAAATTATTGGGTGAACAAGGTCGAATTACCGGTCGTGATTTAATTGACAGTGTGGCCGCTGCTGCAGATCAGATAGAGCGTAATTTTGCACGAGCACTACCCACCATCAGTCAGGCACTAACAGTGTTAAGCAACAGCTTTACCAATTTTGTTGGTGAACTGGATCGCGCAACTGGTGGTGCTGGCACTGCGGCTAATGCTATTATACGCATAGCACAGGCTGTAGATAGTTTAGCAGCCAGCCTGAACATAATTAAGGGCATATTGGAAGTAGGTTTAATTGTTGCAGTAACAGCTCTAGGATTCAGGTTTGGAACTGCACTAATGGCTACTGGCGGTTTAATCGCTACTTTAGCCGCAAGCTTTCGCAGTTTAGGGACCACTGCACGGAAAACATATGAATCCATAAGGGACTATGTCCGAATGACTCCACGCTTTAATGTAGGCCCTTGGGAGTCATTCAAACAATTATTACGAGAACTATCCCATAGACAAGATCATCTTGCTAAACAATACCCAACGGTTTTTGCCACTATATCAGGACTTGGTGCAACAATTTATACCTACTGGGATAGAGTAGTAAATCGAGTTAAAGAATATCTAGGCCTTACCAGATCCATAGTAGTGGATCAGGGGGAAATTAATGGCCTATTAATGCAACAAGCATTTATTGAACAACACATTGCTGATCAAACCCAGCGTAATGGTAGGCGTGCCGTAGAAGAGGAAGGCTTGCGACTTAAAGCCCAATACAGTCGTGAAGCCAGTTACCGTCAATTAATAAAATCTGCGGAACAAGAAATGGTTCTTGCAGGCCTCACCGGTCAGGAGCGTGAACGAGTTGCACTTATGTATAGACTGGAAAATGCCCTTGTAAAAGAAATAACGGACAGTCAGGGTAAATTAATTGGATATTCAGAGGCAGTTACCAACGATGAAATGCGCAAATTATCGGCCATTGAACAACAAAGACAGCAATATGAAAGAATCCAAACTCTAAACGAAGAAATAAGACAGGCTGGTGAATCAGTAATAAAATCCAGTGCACAGGCCTCAGACCCAAGAATTGCTGTAGAACAAAAATTCATTACAGATCGAATCGCACTGGAAAATTATTTTATTCAGAATAGTTTAATGAGTGAACAGCAATATCAGGATGCATTAACCAGATTAACCACACAATATACTCGTGATAGAATAAGTGCAGAAATGCAACTTACTAGAACAAAATTGGACGAACAGTTTAAATTGGAAAATGCTGCACTGATTCGTCAGAATGAACTATTTAAAATAAGATTACAACAATTACAGGAACTCAGCGAGTTAAGCTATAACCAGGCTAATCAGGAATTAATTTTTGAAAATACCATGTTCGAATTGCAATCGGCCAATATTGCCAGAACAATGAATATGCAATTCACTATGGCCAATCAGGAATTAATACTAAAAACACAGATCTATGATCTAGAAGTGCAACAACAAGAACGACTGAATGCCATGCGTCAGAGCATGTTTCAGCAGGATTTACAGCGTCAGGGTTTCACGCTGGAAAATGCTAAAGCTATGGCCCGTGAACGAGCTGCATTCGAACAGAAATCAGAAATGGAAAAAACGCAATTTGCCCTACAGCAAGGTGCAACCATATTCGATAGTTTAGGTCGTTACAATCGTCGTGCGTTTGAAGCAGCCAAGGCCTTTAACATTGCCAATGCCATTATGAATACTTACATGGGTGCTACAAAAGCCCTTGCTACTTATCCTCCGCCATTCAATGTATTGGCAGCTGCCGCAGTGGTAGCTGCAGGTCTAGCGCAGGTCGCACAGATTAGGTCGCAGACCTATCAGGGTCGAGCTCTGGGCGGCAGTATAGTGGGAGGTCAACAGTATATTGTGGGTGAGCGTGGGCCTGAATTAATAACTGCACCCAGTGGTGGAGGCATGGTCACACCCAACAACCAATTAGGTGGCACTACCAATATTAACTTTACTGTGAACACTGTGGATGCACGAGGATTTGACCAGTTGCTGGCTGAGCGACGACCAATGATAATTAATATGATAAGACAAGCACAAAACGACCGCGGTCGAAGAGCTACAGTATAAAGGCAACAATATGTCAGGCACCTTACCCATCACAGATTTTGTTAAAATATCTATGAGCAGTGTTATACCCAGTCAGACCAGTGTAAGTATTAGTGGTCGTCGTCAAACCAAACAATATGCCACTCAGTATTGGCAGTTTGACTGTGAGTATCGCAGTTTGCAGCGCACACAAGCAGCACAGGTCATGGCTTTTATAGCTAAACAGCGCAATAATTTACTGGATTTTGATATTGAGTTACCGGAATTTTCGGACACACAGGGCACAGTAACCGCCATGTTGGCCAGTCAGGCAGTTAGTGCTACACTAACTGTGGGCACTTCAGCCAGCACTGGTGCCACTGCCGTAACCTGCACCAGTGCCTGGACCAGCGCCTCATTCGCTGCAGCTGGTCAAAGTGCCAGTCAGGGACTTACTGCCGGTGACTTCATTACATTCAGCAATCATACAAAAATATACCAATTAACTGATGATGTCAGCTTTAACGGCAGTGGCACTGGCGTATTGAATATATTTCCTGGACTAATAACTGCAGTAACCGGTTCCAGCACCACTGTAAATTATAACAATGTGTTGTTTAGAGTATTTTTAACAAATAGTAATCAGACCTATGACTTTGGACTGGGTGATACCAGTGCAATTACACTTAAATTGCAGGAAAGCCTTTAATGCGAACTTTTACCGCGGCAGTAGCCACAGCTTTACAGTCAACCAATTACATTAGTTGTGAATTGGTGGAATTTGGTTTAGATACGCCCCTATACTTGACCACAGCATTATGGGATATTACAACCAGCACAGTGACCAGTGGTGGCAGTCAGACCTATATCAGTCAGGGCAATTTCCTAGCATTTAGTGGTTTCGGTGAAAGCACAGAACTTAGAATAAACAATGTCAATGTAACATTTAGTGCAGCCACCAATTTATTTGTGGATGTGGCGCTCAGTGACAACTATTTGCATAGACCTATTGCAATTTATAAACAATTCTTCAATACCACTTCATTGGCCCTAATTGCGGATCCCGTATTAATATATCGTGGCACCATTACCGGTGCCAGTATTCAGGACAGTCAGTCGGAAACCACTGTTACTTTTGATACCAGTAATCAGTTCTATGATTTTGACCGTGAGGCAGGACGCAGAACCAATACGGGCAGTCAGCAAAGACACTTTCCGGGCGATTTAGGATTCCAATATAGCACAGTAGAGATATCAGATCTGCGTTGGGGTCGTGTATGATTAGAACTGCAGTGGCCGGCGACCTTAAAAACATTACAGACCTAGCCAGAGAATACTGGATGGCTAGTCCATATGGTGAACATTATGGTTTTGACTGGGATACAACTTTAAATTTTATACGAACTGCAGTGATCAGACCTGAAGCCGAAGTGGCTGTATTCACGCATGAGGGCACGGTTCGTGGCTTTGCCATTGCCATATTAGCACCACTATGTTTTAGTCAGGGCGTTAAGGCCAGCATAGAATTTGTGTATATACAAAGCCCACTAAGCCGCCCCGAAAATTACATAGCCATCTTGAATTATATGGCTGACTGGGCACAGCGGTGGCAGGCGCAGGAACTAATGATTGGCGATTATACACCCGTAGACACTGGCACCAATATGCTATATCAGGAGCAAGGATTCGGATATCTAGGACAGGTCCTGACTAGGAGATTACACAATGATTAGTCTTGGTAGTATTATTGGTGGTATCGCTGGTGGTGTTATTGGATTCTTTGCTGCACCATTCCTAGGCATAGCTGTGCTAGCTGGTGTTATTGGTGGTGCAGTAATTGGCACAGTTGCCGGTGATACACTAAAAGCCATTATTAATCCCGACATATTTGAAGGTGCCAGTAATGTCAGCAATGCCGTAGCACAGAACGGTGCTGTGATTAACAATTTACAGGGCACTGACATTGCCATACCAGTCATATATGGTCGTCGTAAAGTGGGCGGCCAGCGTGTATTTGTTAGCACAGGTGGTGACAGCAATCGTTATCTATATCTAGTATTAACCTTATCGGAAGGCGAAATTGACGCCATAGAGCGTATGTATATAGATGATCAGCTGGCCTGGACTGGTGAGACCACACATGGCAGCACTTATACCCTAGATACAGGTCGTTTCAGTGGTATTGTTACATTTCAGGCATTTCACGGCCTGGCCAATCAGACGCCCAGCAGTCTAATTCAGGGCGGAGTAGGCACCAATACCTGGACCAGTGCACATCTATTAGGCGGCGTTGCCTATGTGGCATTTAGATTGACCTATCCCACCGTTACCAACACAGCCGAAGCCGAAGCTAATCCCTGGAGTGGTGGTATACCTAGAATTAACTTTATCCTGCGTGGCCGTAAAATCTTAACTGGAGCGTATCTTGCCTATCCGGTTACGGATCGAGCTACAGCCTATGCGGCGGAAACAGACCTATATTGGTCAGCTAATCCCGTAGACCATTTACTGGATTATTTACGCAACCCCCTATACGGTAAAGGATTGCCCAATGATCAAATTAACTGGAACAGTTTCTTTCTAGCAGCAAATAAATGGAATTTAAATGAATTGTATTTGCAATTGCCCCAGGCTCAACATCATGAAGGCCATAGTGTAATCTTTACCGATCGTAAAATCATGGATAATGTAAAAACCATGCTGCAAAATATGCGATGCAGTTTGCCCTACAGTCAGGGCCGATTCAGACTGGCCGTAGAAGATAATGGTATAGATGGCAGCGTATATGCCATTGCCAGTAATCCTGTTATGACCTTGAATCATACCAATATCATAGGTGAAATCAGCATAGAGGCAGAAAACACACAGACCAAATATAATCGTGTGGTGGTGACCTACATGGGAGGTGGCATAGGTTCTGACAATCCTACCTATGAGGCAGTAGAATTAACCTATCCCACTCCGGGCAGTGCACTGGATTTGCAGTATCAGACTGAAGACAACAATAGGTTAAATCAGCTGGATTTAACCCTAGAACATATTGTTAGTGCTACCACTGCACATAATTTGGCTAGAATAATTCTACAACGAAGCCGCAGTCGTAGTAAAACCATAGGCCTAACCGCAGACAGCAGTGCAGCCATCCTGGATATAGGTGATATTGTTACCATACAGTATGGTTATAGCACACGCAATTATCCCGGTAGCAGTTTCACGCAGACCACACCCAGCGGATTAGTTATTGATGGTAAATTTCGAATAACCAATCTTACTGTGAATTCAGACTATACATTTGGCATAATTGCAGCTGAACATGATGACAATATCTATGGTGAAGAACCAGAAATAGTGCCCGAGGCCCGAGCCATTACGCGCGCTGCCGCAGGCAGTGGAGAGATAGCAGACATATATTATCCCAGTCCTAGTGCATTGAGCGCAGCAGAAATCCT